CCAATCCACAACCTCAATCAGGAATGGCTTTAGATCAAACAACTATTAATCAAATTGTCAATAGTCTACAGCAAGCTACTTTAGCAGGTGCAACTCAGTTACCTTCAAGGGATATTCCAATGACTACAAATAATATTAGTGTAGATCCTCAGGTTATGCCTAATTATGTCCCACCTCCTCCTCCACAACATACAGATTATATTAAAAATTATGAACAAACTTCGGACATGATTCACAATTATAATAAAGGTAAACAAATGAATAATTCATTAGATGATATGTATAATGAAATTCAAACGCCACTTTTACTGGCTGTATTATATTTTTTATTTCAATTGCCATTTTTCAAGCGTTTTTTATACACATATATTCCATATTTGTTTTCTAATGATGGCAATTATAATATAAATGGGTTTCTTTTTACAAGTATTTTATTTGGTATGTTATTTCATTTATTAATGAAAACAACGTCTTATTTTGGAGCATTTTAGAGGAACGCGTATACAAGATTTATACATAAAGTTTGTTATAATGAATTTTATTACATAATTTATGATATTTGTCTTCTTGAAATTCATTTTCAATTGCAAGCATAGGATATATTAATGCACGATTTCCCTCTTTAATAATTGTTTTATCCACCATAAATACATAATCATTTATCGAATTAAATGTATAATAATACTTATTTAATAAATATTTGGCAAAACTTTTAGTTATCATATACATATGAGACCCTGTTAAATAATCTGGATATTCGTGATATTTAAACGGTGCATCTAAATGCATTGGACGTTTAAGATGATAAATTGAAGATGTATTATCATAGTCAATTTTATATGGTAGAATATAACCTAATAATAATATATCTAAATCCAGGATATTAAAATCGGAGACAACTTTTTTAAATATTTCCTTAAAGTTTTCATGAATCAATATATCGTCTTCACAAATGACTGCATATTTATCATTGGTGTGATAATAAAAATCGTGTATAATATCCAAATGACCATATGTAATTGACCAATGTCTTTTATTAATTCTACTGCCAGCATATTTAAGACGTTTATCTCTATCTTTAATTCCTGGATAAAATTTACATTCTATACCTAGTTTTTTAAATCTATTTTCCATACTCTTTTTTTTGATCTCATCATTAAAGGATAAACAATAAAATTGACAATTAGGAATACTTGACATATGTATATTCTATTATATATATTTTATTATTTATTTACTTTATTTACTTTTATTTACTTTATTCATACACAAGATAATTTTTCTACAATTTTTCTACATTTAGTATTTATTTTTTATTTTTTATTTTACAAAATTATTATTTATAAGTTTAAAATCATATTTATTTGTAAGACAACAATATAATATGGATGGTATTGATATTACTGATTCCGCATTTGCTTTAGATGTCCCTAGTGTTGACAATATACTCACTGCAGGCGGAGATGGTTCAACAGATTATACTATATTTATGTATATTGGAGTTGCTATATTAATTGTTATTAGTGGGTTATTCATATACAAATTTTACCAAAATAAGAGCAGTGAACAAGAAGAAGATTGTCCTGGAGGATTTTGTACAATGGATGAACAACATAGCAGACAAATTTAATACAGTCCTTTCTTATTTTTACGGGTTTTTGATCCGTAAATGCTTTTTGATCCATAAATATTAAAGAAATTAGATTTATTGGTTGTTCGCTTCTTTCTTTTCTTCATAGTTTTCGATTTAGTTTTTGATTTCAATCTCGTTTTTTTTTCTTCTTTTTGGGTTTTTATATCATCTGGTCTATAATTTAAAAACCATTCTTCAAACGCTTTCTTATCATTACTTTTTTTAAGTTCTTTATATTTAGCTGCTTTTTCTGCTTTCATTTCTTCGACAGATTGTTGGTGACCATAACACGTAATACTAAATCGTTTTAATAAACCTCTTTGCGCTAATCTGTTTTTTTGTTGAACATCAAATAAAAATTTTGACATACAAAGAATTCTATCCATAAACTGTTCATAGTAATCTTCATTTGCATACGAAAACGCTAAATAAAAACTCAACATTGTATCAATAGTAGCCACTTTTACCTTTTTACCCTTCATCATTAATATATTATAACTATGACACCCGATTGGTTTATAAATAAATAAAATAGAATCTTTTCCAACTATCACTTCATAATGTTCAGGAACAATATCTCCAATGGCTGATTGCTTCACTATTTTCACATTTTTAATTCCATTATCACCCAATCGTTCTTTAATAATGTTGGCTGTTTGTTCTGGATCATTGGATAAAACATCAAAATCCGCAGAATTTTCTAGCTTCTTTCTTAAATTAACAGGCATATATTGCGAATAAAGAACATTGGCAAATCCACCGAAAAATACCACTCCTTGATTAATTAATGTATTTTTTACAGTTTCGTAAATCTTATCTTCGTTCTCTCTGTTTGCCATTTCACGTTGAAAATCCACATTATTGCAATTTTTATCCGTTATAGGATAATTTTTATTTAATAATGCTAGTCTTTTTAACACCTTTTCCCATCTACTAATATCGCCAGCCGGTCTAGACAATTCAAGATACATAGACATTCTTAAAAAATTTGGAGGTGCATACATTATTCCATCTACAGTTTTAGCATCCTTTTTAATAGCTGTATAAATTTGCTTCGGTAAATATGTTATATCAGCGACGGGTATAAAATTAACAAAAACCTTATATGTTCCGTGATGTTGTCCTGATTTGGCTTCGACATCAATAAATCCTTTACTATAATAAATATCAGCTAACTCTTTGGAATCATTTAGTGCATTTTCAGAGAAAAAATCATAATCTGGAACTTCAATTTCTTTATTATAGAATCTATCTTCTTCAGGTAAAATATTATTAATAGCTGTTCCACCATAACAAATTAAATTCTTTCGTTTAATAAACTCTTCCACTATGTCAATCATTTTTTGCACATCGTCAGAATTTACAACACGTCTGCCCATTTTTTCTTCCGCTTTATCTACTGCCATACGCAAAATTGCTAATTCACAATCCGCAAATGACAATTCTTTACATACATTTTGCTTTTTTGGCATTCCTATATTATAGAGTTAAAAAAATTTAGAGATTATTAAATATAGTAAACCAAATGGACAATAATAATATATTACAAATTATAAATCCAGCTAGTTTAAGACAACGAATTAAACGTGAATTGGAAATGTTAAAACAAGATGGTTATTTTACAAATTTTATATGTGTAATCCAAGAAGGGGATGATATAACTACCTATACAATAAGTATTCATAACACTGTGGATGGTAAAATATATAAATTTATAATTTCATCTGATTACCCATTTAGACCTCCTAAATTAGTAATAAATTATCGGCTTTATTCAGATTATCAAAAATTCGGGTCACCGTTTTTTACGGATGCAATGCTAAAATATAAAGGTATAAATTGTTTATGCTGTGAATCTATATTATGTAGTAACAACTGGAGTCCTAATTTAGGGTTTAAGACTATTTTTGCAGAAGTGAGAAAATTCAAAGATTATTGTAGAGAAATAGCATATCGTGTTATAATTGAAGTTATTACACGAAAATATTTGATAGATGATATAAATATCGTGGAGTGGTTATATTAGAAAATTTTAGAAACAATGGTTTACTTTATTTTCCTTATTCTTCAGGTGTACTACTACCAAAAGATGTTAACCCATTACCAAAAGATGTTAACCCATTACCAAAAGATGTTAATCCACTATCAAAATAAGACGTTGAATCAGTTGTTTCAGGTGTTTCTGTTGTTTCTGTAGTTTCTGGTTTTTCTGTAGTTGCTGTTGTTTCTGTAGTTGCTGGTGTTTGACCAAAGGATGTACCAAAAAAGGATAAAGATGACTCACTTTTAGGTGCTGTATTCTTGGTTGATGTAGGTTTTGATTGAGGCATCAATCTCATATCTTCGGCTCCTAAATGTCTCAAGTCAACGGGTTTAATAGCAAATGCATACTGAGCTCTATCGAAAAAATCAATATTTTCTTTAAGATTCTTGTCTGATAATTGGTATCTCATAGCTACCATTTGGCATCCATTTTCTCTACATAGTTTTCCATCTGGGTTAGATGGATTTGAACCATTGTCAGGAAAAACAATAGTCATACCATATTTATTATATTCTTTTAACTCGCTTATATCAGAATTATTTTTAATACTGTTGTAATCATATGCTCTCATAAATATAGAATTACTAGTTAAATTTATATATTCAAGTAATTCTTCATTTTCTAAAAACGCGGTATTTGTTCTATCGACAATCAATATAACTTTATTTTTAAGTGATAATAAAGGAGCTGTTCCTAAATTTTTACCATCAGAATCATAACTATAAGCTGGTCCTAACATAATGTCAGTATTCTTTCTAAAAATCTCAGCTAATTTTGAGTACATTTTTTGGTTATTACTTTTAATTCTTAAATGAATTAAAATAGGATCAGTTGGGTTTGGAGATGAACCTCCTGAAAAAGCATAGTTACGTATAGTATCCATTACAGTGACAAAATTCACTGAATTAAATGTTTCCTTAACACGGTAATTATCTGTCGTACTTGTTGCAACCACTGGCTGGTCATCAATGGAATACACTTCAAAATCAAGACATCTAACTCCTTGCTTGATAATTGCTTTGAGAATACAAATATCTACATAATCGTTCTTATATGATCCTCCGCTGCAAGCATTATAAGCGGTTTTAATATAGTAATCAAATAATTTACCACGACAATCTGCGTCTGAATCTGTTATTGGTCTTAAATTTCCATCTACACTGGGATATAATGAATTCATTTTGTTACATTCACTCTTTTGAAGCCCATTCATATAAATAATATGCCAAATATAAAAAATAATAACAATGATTGTGAATGCTCCTATTATGAGTGAAACAGTATTTTCATCCATATTTTCAATAATGCTTAAATAAGAAGTCGTTGTTTGATTTGATGACATATTAGTATAAACTATGTAACCGATTAAACCAAATAAAATAGTAAATATAATTCCTATTAATATGTATATTTTAGTTGTATCATTCATTTTTTGAATACTGCTTAAATAATCATTTTTTTTCTTTGATGACATTGTTAATATATATTACTATTTTAAAATTTTTATTGATAAATTTTTGTTTAATAAAATTATTTTTATATATTATATAAAACGAGGTTTGAAATATAAAAAAGTATAAATCACAAAAATGTAAATGAGAAAAGGTGTAGAAGAATTGATAATCAAGAAAATAAAGACTTATTAGAAATAATTAAATTATATTATGACGAAATTAAGAATTAAAAATAAGTGTATAGTATAATAATATGCCTGGTGGATTGATGCAATTAGTGTCTCAAGGACAAGCCAATTTAATTTTAAATGGTAATCCTCAAAAATCTTTTTTTAAATGCACATATAAAAAATACACCAATTATGGACTTCAAAAATTTCGAATAGACTATGAAGGTAGCCCACAACTAAGTTTAACAGCTGAGAGCACATTTACATTTAAGATAAAACGCTTTGGAGATCTCCTTATGGACTGCTATATATGCCTAACATTGCCGAATATTTGGTCTCCAGTAATGCCGCCACAATCTTACACGAATCCTGACGGCACAACTGGCTATACAGATTGGGCTCCATATGAATTCCAATGGATAAAAAATTTAGGAGCACAAATCATCAGCAAAATTACTATAAATTGTGGTAATCAACAACTCCAACAATATTCCGGACAATATATTTTAGCCTCGGCACAAAGAGATTTTAGTGGTTCAAAACTAGCACTATTCAGCGAAATGATTGGCAATGTCACAGAACTAAACGACCCTGCAAACGCTGAACCTCGTGTAAATGCATATCCAAATGCGTTTTATACAACCAGTCCTGCCGGTGCTCAGCCATCGATTATGGGACGCACGTTATGGATTCCACTTGGTTCTTGGTTCAGTCTTCTCTCAACTCAAGCATTTCCATTAGTCGCACTTCAATATAATGAACTATGGATAAATGTATCGTTTAGACCTATTAATGAATGGTTTACGATAAGAGATGTAATGGATTATGCAAATAACTATCCAATTGTAGCACCCAATTTTAATCAATCTTATATGCAGTTTTACAGATTTTTACAAACACCTCCTGATGAAGAATTAGGTCCTGCATCTTATGTAGACACAAGAACCAATTGGTTTGCTGATATTAATTTAAATTGTACTTATTGTTTTCTCTCGGACGATGAAGCGACTATATTTGCTAAGAACGAACAAAAATATTTGATCAAACAAATATACGAAAAGCCTTTTTACAATATAACTGGAGCAAATAAAATCGATCTGGATTCAATGGGTATGGTTATCAGTTGGATGTTTTATTTCCAACGAAGTGATGCCAATTTAAGAAATCAATGGTCTAATTACACGAATTGGCCTTATGAATATATGCCTCAAGATATAACTCCGGCATCAACAGCAGGTGATTATCCGAATCCAAACCCATCGGGACCAAATCTTTTGGGTCCTGGTTTAAATCCAAATGGAACATTGTCTGGATTGTATGTAACAGGAGTTTACAATCCTCAAAATATAAAATCAATTTTGGTTGCGATGGGTATATTATTAGATGGTCAATATAGAGAGAATATATTACCAGCTGGTGTATACAATTTTGTCGAGAAATATGTAAGAACAGCTGGGTTTGCACCACCTGGTCTATATTGTTATAATTTTTGTTTAAATACAGATCCATTAACATATCAGCCTTCAGGAGCAATGAATATGAGTAGATTTACTAATATACAGCTGGAATTTACCACAATAACACCACCAGCAGATCCTTATGCACAGGTATTGACAATTTGTGATCCAACTACGGGAGACATCATTGGTATCAATAAACCAACTTGGAGAATTTATGATTATAACTTTAATATGTATTTAATGGAAGAAAGAGTAAATATGGTGATATTTGTTGGTGGAAATGCTGGATTATTATATGCTAATTAAATTGAATAAATTTACAATTACAAAGGTATAAATTTTGATTTTTTATATAATTATAAAGTTGTAAAAAATTATATAAAACATATATTTAGACAGATATACACAGATAAAGAAATTGAAGTAAAGAATTTTATTATACAACAAATCCATTAGTAAATGGTTCTGCTTGATTATTTACAATCACATTTATCATCTGTCCTCTTCCCAAACTATATAAATATTTAGAATTTACATATGTATTGAGATTAAAATAAGACGCTGTTGGGTTTACTATTTTTGAAATACGATTGACTTCAGTAATACCGGCTGTAGTGAATGTACCTCCAGCATATAAATTGCTACTTGTGTCAACTACTAAAGCACTTACAGTATTATTGAATCCACTTCCTAAATTATACCATAATGAGCCATCCCATCTTGCGATACGATTGGCTGAATTTCCACCAGCCGTAGTGAATGCACCTCCAACATATAAGTTGTTAGCTGAATCCATTGCTAAAGCACTTACAGAAGAGCCTAAACCACTTCCTAAAGCGGACCATACTGAACCATTCCATCTTGCGATACGAAGTGAGGTATTGCCACCTGCTTCAGTGAACGCACCTCCAGCGTATAAATTGTTAGTTGAGTCGACTACTAAACTATTTACAGTATTATTTACACCACTTCCTAAAGCAGACCATGCGGTTCCGTTCCATATTGCGATACGATTCGCTGAATTTCCATCAACTGTAGTGAAAGCACCTCCAGCATATAAGTTGTTAGCTGAATCAATGGCTAAAGCATTAACATTACTATTTGCGCCAGTTCCTAAAGCGGACCATGCGGTTCCGTTCCATCTTGCGACGCGATTTACTGTTCCTGCATCAGCTGTAATAAATGAACCTCCAGCATATAGATTATTAGCTGAATCAACCACTAAAGCGTTTACAGGACCGTCCATGCCAGCTCCTACACTAGACCATGTGGTTCCATTCCATCTTGCAATAAAAAATGCATTAGCACCACCAGCTAAAAGGAAGTTACCGCCCGCATATAAATTACCATTACCATCTATTGCTAAAGCATTTACCGTGTTATTTAAACCACTTCCTAAAGAAGACCACGCTGAACCATCCCATTTTGCAATGTAATTTGCACTAACTCCATTAACTATTGTAAAACTACCACCAGCATATAAATTACCACTTCCATCTAATACTACAGCATTTACATTATTATCCATGCCTGCTGATAAAGGATTATAACCTCCAAATACAGATAAATTATTATTTAAAATACTTGTAGTATTAATAGAAATATCTACATTTATACTAACGGTTGATGAGTTAAATGAAGAAGAATAATCATTTAAATTAATTCTTGTTATTGGATTACCAATGCCAATTGGCCCAGTCATTCCAGTTGGTCCAGTTGGTCCAGTAACGCCTTGAATACCTTGTGGGCCAGTATTACCTTGATTCCCTTGAACACCTTGATTCCCTTGAACACCTTGTGGTCCAGTTGGTCCTAAATTACCAGGAAGACCCTGAATACCTTGTTCTCCAGGTGGTCCTGTATCACCTTGTGGCCCAGCGGGTCCTATTTCACCTTGAATACCTTGACCACCTTGAGGGCCTGGAGTACCTTGTGGTCCAGTATCACCTTGAATACCTTGAGGACCAGTTACACCCTGAGGACCTGTAACACCTTGAATACCTGCGCCAGTTGGACCTATATTACCTTGTGGACCTGTTTGACCTCGAGGACCTGTAACACCCTGAATACCTGCGCCAGTTGGACCTATATTACCTTGTGGACCAGTTGGTCCTACATTACCAGGAATACCCTGAATACCCTCAATACCAGGTGGACCAGTATCACCTTGAAAACCTCGCAAACCTTGAGGACCCTGAGGACCTGTTTCACCCTGAATACCTTGCAATCCAGTTGGACCTGTCAAACCTTGTGGACCTGTTTCACCCTGAGGACCTGTTTCACCTTGAATACCTTGTTCTCCAGTTGGTCCAGTATCACCTTGAATACCTTGAGGACCTATATCACCTTGAATACCTCTTGGTCCTGTTTCTCCTTGAATACCTTGAGGGCCTGTTTGTCCTGTATCACCTTGAATACCTTGAGGACCTGTAGCTCCTGTATTGACAGCAGTACCTATTGGACCAGTAAATCCAGTGGCACCTTGTGGACCAGTTTCACCAGTTGGTCCAGTAGTACCTTGAATACCTTGAGGACCAGTAACACCTTGAATACCTTGTGGACCGGTTGGTCCTGTTGCTCCTGTATTACTTGCAGTACCTTGGGGACCAGTAAATCCAGTTGGACCACGAGGTCCAGTTGGACCTATACCAATATTATCAGCGTATAATTTATTAACAAGTTGATCATTTTGTGTAGGTACTTCACTGCAAGTAGGTAATCGGGTTAAAGTAGTAGGTGTTAGGTTCAAAGAACCACTTGAATTTGTTAAAGAAACAAATGACATTATACTTATATAAAAGAAAATAATATTAAAATAATTTAAAATTTCAAGTAACTATGTACAATATTTGCAAAATTTATCTAATATATCTAATATATCTAAATTATGTGATAATTTAGTATTTTTCTATTATTTAGTCTATTATTTAGAAGAATAGTTATATAAGATATATTAAACAAATTTAAACAAATGTCATTTAATTATATAAAATGTTGTTGAATCCTGTAAAATATAGACAAATTATTAGAAGAAATATATTTAATTATAAAGATGCGTTTTTGTTAGAAAATCAACTAAATTCCGATGAAAAATCAATCAAAGAATTAGCCTATACTTTTTCGCAGGAGATTTTGCTACCTAATATTCTTTCTTCCTTTAGATATGAAAACTTCGACAAAAATATAATGAAAGAAATTGGAAAAATGGGCTTGCTTGGACCAACTATTAACGGATATGGTTGTGCAGGTATAAATTATGTATCATATAATATTTTTCTAATTAAAGAGAAACTCCACCA